GCCCCTTGAGCTTATCAGTCAGTGGGAATTGCTGGATCGCAAGCGCAAGGCGTCGAACGTATCAGGATCGCCAACTTATTACGCAATCACAGCGGGTGAGATTGAAGTGTATCCCGTGCCGGATGGCTCCTACAATATGGAGCTTTACTATTTCGGGCGGGTTGCGCCTCTTTCTGACAGCGTTGCAACAAACTGGATTCTGACGTATCATCCCGACGTGTACCTATACGGCGCTTTGATGCACACGGCTATGTATCTGAAAGACGACGCGCGCCTGCAAGGGTGGGCGGCTTTATATCAGCAGGGTATTGACGCCATCAATCGTGACGGCGAGACAGCAAAATTTGGCGGTTCAGGCCGTCGCATGAAAATCAGGAGTTACTGAAATGAGCTTTACGAACACGGCGGAAACGCTGGCCCTAACATGGTTATTCACGACTGGCACAGCGGCGCGGCCTACTCAATGGCACCTTGGGTTATTCACATCTGCGCCGGGTGAAACAGGTGGCGGCACCGAGCTTTCGGGGGATGCTTACGGGCGTGAAGCTATGCCGTTTGCGGTTTCCGGCAATCTGGCCACGAATAGTGGCAATGTCGAGTTTGACGCGGCTACGGGGAACTGGGGTACAATCACGCACGTAGCTGTATTCGACGCTTCTACAGGGGGTAACATGCTTGCTTATGCTACGCTCACTGCAAGCAAGGCAATCGAAACGGGCGACATCTTCCGCGTTCCAGCGGGTGACTTTGATCTAACGCTGACCTAATGACAGCATACCGCACAGGGTTTGGCACAGGTACATTCGGGACACGCTTGTTTGGAATAGACGGGGCAGTCAAGGATGCGGCTGCCTCAACAGCTTGCGCTGCGTCAACGTCTTGTGCTGCGTTTGCGACAATGCAAGGTGGCGGTTCAACTGCCTGCGCTGCGTCAACGTCTTGCGCTACCGTTATCATCATACAGGTTGCGGCTTCAACAGCCTGCGCGTCTGCCGTTTCGGCGGCTGCGTTTGCGACAATGCAAGGTGGTGGTTCGACTGCCTGTTCTACATCGGCATCTACAGGCGCGGTAATTACGGCTAACACTGGTGCGATTGTGGATGCGTCGCTTACTGCGGCTGCGAATGGTGTGGCTATTATTGTGGCGGGTGCGTCAATTGACTGCACATCTACGTTAGTGACCCATGCGGCGGTGGTCGGCAACGCCTCGGCGTTAGCAGCAGCAGGGGCCACATCCACAGCGCTTGGGGGTATCACTTTAATAGGTGGTGCAAATACGCAACAGTCTGTTACAGTGGCGGCAAGTGGCGGTATTCTTTGGGCCGCGCAGGCTGACACGGCTGAAACGTGGACCGACCAGTCAGCCAATGCAGAAACATGGACGGACCAATCTAAAGTTACGGAATTATGGAGCGAGGTGGCTTAAATGACTTTTACAATGATCGAGGTGCTGACGTGAATTATAAACCTATGAAGCCCGTCAAGCGTAAACCGAAACCGACAACAAAGAAGGACAAGTAAATGGCCGACACAACCACAACCACATTTTCACTTGTAAAACCGGAGGTTGGCGCGTCTGAGGATACTTGGGGCGCGAAGATTAACACGTCTTTGGACTCAATTGACAACCTGCTTGACGGCACAACTGGCATTCAACCCAACCTAACCTCTGGATGGAAGGTCGGCGGCACTTCGGTAGCCTCTACAGCGACTGAGCTTAACAAGCTCAATGGCCTAACAGCGTCCACGACTGAGCTTAACAAGCTAGATGGCGTTTCGGCCACGACGACTGAGCTTAACAAGCTCAATGGCCTAACAGCGTCCACGACTGAGCTTAACAAGATCGACGGAGTAACGGCGACAACAGCAGAGCTGAATTTCGTTGATGGTGTTACTTCTGCGATACAAACACAGCTAGGGACCAAGGTGCCACTTGCGGGTGCAGCATTGTCAGGCGGCTTCACTTCCTCACTTGATGATGACGGTACAAAATCGTCTGGAACTTACACCCCCACAATAACTGACGGGAACTTTAAAAGGATTGTTGGTAATGGAGCGTTCACACTCGCGGCCCCTGCTGACGCGACGGGCTACTCATTGGCCATATTGATTACCAATGGCGCATCCGCAGGAACGATCACATTCTCAGGTTTTGAAGCGGTATCAGGCGACACAGTGTCCACAACAAACGGCGAAGACTTTATGTTGTACGTGACCAGCATTGCGAACTTTGGCCACGCGCACGTTGTGGCTCTACAGTGATCTCGCTAGGTATGCCAAATCTAGGCGCGTCGGGGGGTGCGGTTAATGACGATTGGACCTACATTGGAAAAGGAGGTAACGGCACAGCCCACGCCTCAACACTAATCGGGGACTACGTGGTGATCGCGGAACTTGGCCAGAAGCAAAACAGCTACAACTCATTAGGCAGTGGGGGCACACAAATCTTTCTCCGTCAGCGGCATTTTCAAAGAGGTAACGGAAAGGAACTCACTAATTGGTACTCACAGGGAAGGGTGCGGGTTCTTATCGCTACGTCTAACGGGGCTTTTGCTTTAGGCGGAAACTCTCAAGCACGCTACGCGTATACGTTTCGCTCTGTGGGCGATAATGCGATGGAAAACGAAATTCTTCTTTCTGCAACTACTGGAACTTCTTCTGACGCCACATACGATTTATCCTCAAAACTAACTCCGCGCTTGCCAATAGTTGTCGCATGTGCATTAGCCACATCTGGGAACCCAGGTACAGCAACAATCGGGGGCGGAAGTGGGACTGTAGACACCTTGACGAACAGTCAAACCGGTAACATAACCGACCGACTCAGAATAACATGGCGCTTGGACCTGCAACAGACAGACAGTATCCGGTATCAAGTATCAGGCATGTCTGCAACGGCCAGAAGTCACGCACACATATTAGGAAAGGTAACTTCAGCATGACACTTTATTTGTATGATAAAGACAAAGCAAAGCTGGCGCGAGTAAACCCACACAAGAACATGAAGCTGCCCAACGGCGACTATGTGTCTGGCGCGAGTATTAAAGATGGTTGGAAGCACGACCTTGGGTACTACGCAGCCGTTGAAGTTCTGGACGTGCCTGCACAAGAAGCGCAGCTAATCGCAGTAAGTGCGTACCAAGCTCTAGCAACTCTGGACGATTTTGGGGTGCTTGAGACTTTAATGGCGCAGACGTTGCCCGCCCGCGTTGTCTTATTTATTGAGAGAGCGCCTGAATGGGTATCTGGTACGGATAACGTGAACTACGTTCTGGGTAAAGCGGGCCTAACAGAAGAAGAGATTGCTGGCTTCTGGCCCCACGCTGCGGGAGTTGTCTAATGGACATCACGGCTTCCGCAATCACGCCTGCTATTGCTGCACGGGTTGCAAACCTTGGCGCGGCAACTGTTGGTGTCAACGCAAAGACCATCACGACACTTATCACACGTCTTGGTCGCAAGGGTGGCCGCGCAGTCCTAGCTGAAATCGACGGGGAACTCGTAGGCTCTAATGTCTATGGCGATGCCTTGCGGTTTGGTGAGGTATCGGGCCACTTCGGGTTGTCCGACGAGATCATGTCTTGGGGCAGAACCTTTCTACCTTCGTTTATCTACCTGCGAAAAGACCTACTTAGTCAGGGCATGTCAAGCACGATCCGAAGTGCGCGGGATGCTGACGCAGTTAAACAAGGCTACAAGTATGGTTTGGTTCTGGGATCGGCTACACCTGCCATACACACATGGGCTGTCCGCGAAGGTGACACAGAACTAAAGGGCTTTGCTGACATGTACGGCCAACCAGTCTTTATCCACAAACTATAACACACTGGTATCCCTCAAGGCGAGTGACCCAAGGGGGTATTTCTAATGACACCGCAAGGCATCATTCGCCGCAACGATATGCTGATTGGTGTGTTGATGAAAACAAAGAACGTATCAGAACCAGATATGGACAAATTGTTCAGAAACGTAGGTTCCTAAATACCGTTGCCCTTGTACCGCATTGTGTGCTATAAGGGCAACAGTTTAACGCTTCGGAGCAAATATGACGCTAGTACCGCTTGATATACCGCCCGGCGTTTACCGAAACGGCACGGACTTGCAGTCGCAGGGGCGATGGCGTGACAGCAACCTAATCAGGTGGATTGACGGCACAATGCGCCCTATGCGCGGCTGGCGCGTTAAGTCAGCGACGGCGGCGGCTGCCAAGGTTCGCGGTATGTTGGCGTGGATTGATAACGGTAGCGATAGGTGGATCGCGGGCGGCACGTACAATAAGCTGTACGTTTGGTCAACGACTGGCGCTCGCAGCGACATAACGCCAAACGGTTTGACCGCAGGGCGCGAGGACGCAGAAGCGTTTACGGGCTTCGGAGGCGGCACCTTTGGCGCATTGGCCTTCGGTGTGGCGCGGCCAGACACGTCCCGAATACAAGCGGCAACGTCTTGGTCTTTAGACACGTTTGGCGAAAACTTGGTTGGCTGCACGTCTGATGATGGTAAAATTTATGAGTGGGCGCTAAATACAGGCACGATTGCAGCGGTTATAGGTAACGCGCCAGAAAATAACAGGGGCTTGGTTGTCACTGGTGAGCGTTTTCTTATGTCACTTGGCGCTGGCGGAAATCCGCGCAAAGTCCAATGGTCTGACCGCGAAGACAACACGACATGGACCGCAGCGGCGACAAACGAGGCTGGCGACATTGAGCTAGATACAATCGGGCAGGCGCTTGCTGGTATCAACGTGCGGGGCCAGACGCTAATACTGACAACAATGGACGCGCACGCCGCGACATATATCGGACCCCCGTTTGTCTACGGCATTGAGCGCGTCGGCACAGCTTGTGGCCTAATCTCGCAGGGCGCAGTCGCGTCAGTCGATCAAGGTGCATACTGGATGGGGCTGAACGCTTTCCATCTATACAGCGGCGGCGCAGTGCAAGACGTCCCGTGCGACGTTTCTGATTACGTTTTTAATGATATTAACCGCTCACAAATTAGCAAGGTTTTTGGCGTTCCAAATAGCGCACACGGAGAGATTACATGGTTCTACCCGTCGGGTTCCTCTACGGAGAACGACCGCTACGTGACCTTCAACTACGTTGAGGGCCATTGGTCTATCGGGGAGATTGACCGCACGGCTGGCGTTGACCGTGGGGTGTTTCAGCAGCCAATGTGGGCAAAGGCATCTGACGCGCATATATACGAACACGAAATTGGGTTTAACTATGATGACGCCGTGCCATTCGCAGAGAGCGGCCCAATTATGATTGCTACGGGCGATGCCGTCGCGTCGGTTGTTGGCATGTTGCCCGACGAGCAAACGCAAGGTGACGTTAATGTGACATTTAAGACACGGTTTTACCCCAACGGAACTGAGCGAGATTACGGGCCTTACGCCATGTCAAACCCAACGTCTCTTCGCTTCACTGGTCGGCAGGTGCGCGTGCGGGTTTCAGGGGTCAACAGCATTGACTGGCGCGTGGGTGTAAACAGGCTTGATATTGTGCAGGGAGGTCGCAGATGAGATTGCAGCAGCCGAGCGGCACGTACACGCCCGTTAATGAAATCGAGCGCAACCGTACCATTGAGGCGGCGGATCGTGCCAACCACAAGCGCGGGCAGGATGTTGAGATTGGTGAGGGTCGTTTATTTCTAACTGATGACACGACAAACGTCAGATATGAGATTTACATGACTTCGGGAACACTATCGGTGCGAACAGTATGACCGAGCTGGAACGCTGCAAACCTTGGATTGAAGCCGC